ATAGCTCAGACTGCACGCAGTAGGCAGCGCCGCCAGCTGTTCCAATGTCAGAAAACCGCTGCTCTGCGGCACATCAATCGTCACAGGCGCAAATCCCACATACCCCTCAGCCTTTTCAGCGTCGGAAACATTGTATGTGCCGTTTTCCGTTATAGTTATGGGCTTGACCTTTCCGCCCTCACCCCCCGACATCATGATCTTCGCCGCCTCAGCTGCCGTCATTGCTGCCCACCTCCTCAATGACCTCTTTGAAATTATGCCTCTCATTTCCGCTCCCCTCGGCGGTCCATACCTGGCGATAATTACCGTATGTGGCAATGACTTTGTTGTCTGATATCTTTTCCACCTTGTCGGGGATACGGTCGGTCAGGACCATTTCCGACAGCCCGAAGCCGCCTGTCCTGACCTTTGCGATAATCCTGTAGCTCTTGCCCATATCACTCCTCCTCGAACATGATACCGTCGGACGTTATGCGGCTGTTGCCGTAGCGCCCGCCCTCAGTGACCTTGCCATTGACAGTACGTGTCAGCCGTCCCCTGCGGGATATCTCTCCGCCCGAAGGCGCAGATGTGGTCAGACTGCCCATGATGCCCCCCGATGACAGCTTTGCCGTTACGGACATTATGCGGTAGCTGCGGCTCGGAAACTGCCCGAAAGTCACATCACAGCCGGGGAACGGTATAAACGTCAGAACGCAGTCGGAACAGCTCACAGCGTCATATGCCTTGCCCTCCGCATTGTCCCAGATGTCCGCCGCAGTATCATCTGTAGCAAGCTCTGAGGATATCTGCAGCGTGTCATAGTCATACATCGTGCTGCCCCGCTCATAGACCGAGCTGCCGTTTGTTACCCGCACACCCTGCGCCGTGTATTCGTCACCTATCGCCAGCGCCGAATGTTCGGATACAGGCATATTTCCCGAGGCTGTGCCATAGGGAAGGAACGCCAGCTCATTTCCGTTGGAAGTGTACCAGAAGCCGCACATCACCGTTGAAAGGTTTTCGAGGATAGTTGCACAGCTGACACCGCCCACCATGGCTTTTGGCAGACTGCCCAGCCAGTCGGGGATAACAGCGGCATAGCCCGCAAATCCGCACTTGATGGCAATGACACCGAGCACCGCAGATGTCTGAACCCTGTCCCCGCTGTCCACATCTACCCAGCCAATATCAAAATCCTTGTCGGTGTACGCCATACGGTCGAGGGCTGTCACGCTTACGGTGCCGTCCTTTGCCGTCCTGCTGTCGATGTAGTATTTGGGCAGGTCAACGCCTACGACCTCCACCACCGCCGCACGGTACGCAGATAACGGTGCAGGACAGGTAAACGTCAGCTGAGATGTGCACAGCCCCGACGTGCCTATGCCCGACACCGACCTTGTGACCTCAGCATCTCCGAATGTGCTCAGTTCCGCCCCGCCTACCTTGATTTTCAGGCTAAAGAGAGCCGCTCCCGCCTGTGAGAGCCACAGCGGAAACGGCAAAGGAAACGGTATAATATTTTCCGTAGATGTTTGCGTGCGCCAGAGGCTGGGAACAGCTGTCCAGCAGCACTGCACCCGTGAAATCAGGGGTCACAACAGTAAAACTATGGGCAAAAAGCGCCGTTTGCAGAGCGTGAAGCTCGTCAGGCGTAAGATATCCCGTTGTGACGTTCAGCTTGAAACGCCGCCCCTTGTAAACGCTCACGTTCTTGTAGTCATATGCAGTAAACGTGTCCGTGATGATCTCCCACGACGGCGAATAGGCGGATATCTTTTTCAGCGAATAACTGCCGATCTTTACGGATATACCGCCGTTGTATCTGTCAGACATCAAGCGTCCCTCCCTGATTTTTTACTTGATTAAGATATTCCTCCGTGCTTATGGTCGCCGCCTGCTTGCCGTTTACGTTTATGGTAAGGTTGACAGGGGTGGTAATGCCCGCCGACTTGCTGTTGCCCGCAGCGGTCACGCCCATAAGCTTCTCAGTGTCCGATTTATATTCGGCAAAGCCCTTCCAGTACGCTTCCGCCGCAGCCTTTCCGCTTTCATAGGCATCGGAACCAAGCTCACTCAGCGATTTCTGTATGCTGCCCTTTGCCGCCAGAGCAGCCTTGTCAGCATCATCTTTCAGCGATTGGGTGTCACTCCTGCCTGCCCTTTCCGCAGACTGATAATATCTGCTGATGTCGGCGTAGTGCTTTTTCAGCCTTTCGGGAGAGAGCTTTAACAGCTCTTTGACATATTCCTTTCGCTTGTCAAAGCTCATGGAACGGATATTTTCAAGATATTCCTCGGGAATATCCGACTTTTCCAGCCGCTCCATGTTACGGGTATATTCGTCAAGCTCCTTGGTCTGCTTTGCAATGGTGTCACTGCCAAAATCGTACTGACTATCAGCGCTTTCCTCACCGTTTTTGGGGCGTGCAAGACCCAGACGGGAATACACATCGTCCTCGGGCTTATCGGAAGCGGAGAGGTCAAGAGCGCTTATGTAGCTGCTTTTTGACTTTTCAAAAGCCTGCTGTACCTGCTCATACTTCTTTTCAACGGCATTTGCAACCTTGTCGGCAGATGTCTTCCACTCCTTGACCTCTTTTTCCGTGGCTTTTTCGGTAGCATCGGATATTTTGTCCGTCAGGTCAAGCCATTTGTCGTAGTAGGTGTTATACAGTTCACTGCCCTCGGTAAGCTCGGAAAGCATCTTTTTCAGCTCGTCCGCAAGCCAGCTGTCACCATAGCCGTTTTCCTTCTGCTGACGTTTGAGGGCTTCGTATCGCTTTGAATAGCTGTCTTTAAGGACGGTTTCGGCTTCCTTCGCAGACTTGTCGGCTGCCGTCTTTTCTGTTTCGGAAAGCTTGTCGTAATGGTCGGTCACGGCATCGTAGTATTTCCACCATTCTTTGCTGTCCTCGTCCCTGTGGGCTTCAAGATATGCTTTCCTCTGCGCCCAGTATTGGGTATCATCTATCTTGTGGGTGGCAAGCTGGTCGTCAAGTTCGTCCATCTTGGCTTTTGTGGTTTCACGGATTTTCGCCCAGGCATCTTCAACAGCCTGCTTATTTGTCTTGCCTGCATTAGCCTGTGCATTTGCCTGAGCTTCTGCAGAACGTTCAAGGCTGACTAAGGTTTGTGCATCATACTTATTTATCTCATTGGTGCATTTTGTGTGATATAGCTGCAAGGCGGCATATTCGGCGTCAAGAGAATCCTTCTGCTTCTGCAGTTCTTTCATTCTTGCGGTTTCATCGGAAGTCTTGAATTTCTTCTCCTGCAAAACATTTAGCTCGTCAATGGTTTTTTTGTATCGTGAGTTCCATTCTTCTTCCGAAGCCATAATATCATCGAGCATATCAGAGGCAGCATTATACTTGTCAAGCCCCGACTCCATTTCCGAAATGCCATTCCATCTGTCCGACATATTTTTAACATTATCGTCAGACTTTTTTGTCTCCATATTGACCCTTGTCATAGCGTCAGCAATGGAGTTCAGACCGCTTGCGACCTCAGCCGCTGCAAGGGCCGCCGCCCCTGCTACAAGTATCCAACCGCTAAGCCCTATTCCGAAAGCCTCAATGCCTCCTGTTGCGGCATTTGCCACAGACGCAACTCCCGATATAGCATCTTTCAGCTCCTTAATACCCTTTACAGCCTTTGTTATCCTGTCAGCTCCAAGTGCAACCTCAAGAGCCGCAAAAACGCCGAGTATAACATCTTTTTGATTTACAATGAATGTAACAAGGTCAACAAATCCATCAGCAAGCTTTTCAACGCCGCCGCTATCGATAAAAGCCTGCAATTTAACAAGTGCATCATCAAGCAAAGGCTTGATTTTCTCCATCATCTGCACAAGAGCTTCTTTTATGGTATCAATGTTATCGTTGAGAATAGTAAGACCGCCCTGTGCAAAATCATCAAGCGGTCTTGCAATATCCACAAGAGCATTTTCCCATGAGGCTTTGAGCTTATTCATTGAGCCTTCAAGAGTTGTCTCAGCCTCAAGAGCTGTAGTGCCTGTGATGCCGAGATTTGTCTGTATTACATGAATAGCTTCGATTATCTTATCAAAAGGTATCTGCTTTACGTTTTCGGCAGTAGCAATTATCTCGCCGTTCAGAACACCCGAATCATTGATAAGTCTTGCCATTTCCGCCTGTGAGCCGCCATATCCGAGCTTTAAGTTGTCAAGCATAGTATAGTTCTGCTTTGCAAAGCCCTGATAAGCGTACTGTATTGACCCCATAGCCGTGCCCATTTTGTTGGCATTATCAGCCATATCAATAAGTGCCTGATCTGCTATCCTTGCTGCTTTTTCGGTATCACCGTCAAGTCCCTGCAGAAGTGTTGCCGAAAAGCTTGTGACCGTCTGCATATAGTTATTTGCGGATACACCTGCTGTCTTGAAAGCATTTTCCGCATTTTCAAGGACAATATCCTCTGCTCCCGCAAAAAGTGTTTCAATGCCGCCTACAAGCTGCTCATATTGAGAATAGGCGCTGAGAGCATCGCTTGAAAGCTTACCGAGAGCCGCCGCAACAGCGCCTGTTGTAGCAAGAGCGACCTTTTCAACGTTCTGCAGTGCAGAAACTACCTTGTCATAGTCCTTGCCTGCGTTCGCTCCGATATCTCTCTGCTGTTCTCTCAGATTTTGAAGAGCGTTTTCCGTCTGCTCTATCTCTCTCCGATAAGCTCTGTATTCGCTTTCGTCAATATTTCCATTGGCTCTTGCTCTGTTGATATCCTCTTCAACAGACCTTAAAGCTTCAAGCCGCCTGTTAAGCTGTGTTATCTGCTCGGCATAAAGCTGATTTCTCTGAGCCGCCATTTCCGCAGAATTGCCGCCCTGTGCAATGATATTATTGACCTCACGCATTTCCCTTGAAAATGCTCGCATAGCAGAATCGGCTTCGGTAAGTCCATTCTGCACTCCCGTGGTATCAATGCCGATTTTCGCCATATAGCCGTATTTATTGGAAGCCAATCAATCACCCTCTTTCAAGAAATTCCGAAAGCCTTCTTTCAAGCTCTCTTACGCCCCAGTTCTGAACCTCATCTACAAAGCCTGAACCCTCAACTTTTCCTGCAAGCTGCCTGTGAACAAACAAAGCATGGTCAAAGTTTATAAGATGTGTGACAGTAGGCATGTTTCTGTTGCGCACGCCATATATCTCACGCCCGTTTCTGAGCCTGATATTGCCGTAAGCCCATCCTTGTTTAAAATATCCCGGCTGATATTTAGGCTCCTTGACCTGTTTTACAGCCTTTGGCACACTCGGACTTCTGTGAACGATAATACGCTTAACAACCTGAGTATTTGTTGAATAATGCCGAACGGGAGAAGTCTCTTCAAGCTTCGGTTTCATTTCGTTTCTTACAGCTTTGGCGGTCTGCTGTGCCTTTTCAACAACCTCCCTGCTGTATTGAGACATATCACGAATAACACGCTCGGACATCTCTTCAATGCTCACATATTCAGCCACACTCTCACCTCCAACAAGTCATAAAAAATGCGCCTTGCAGTCAACTGCAAAACGCTTGTGTGGGCATAATAAAACCGCCTTGATATGATACCAAAGCGGTTTATATGTCAGCAATCAAATTCAAAATATCCTCGCATATCTGTCCCTCATGATTAAGCCCGTTATCTGTAAGGCCTGACATCTGCAAGTAATCCGAGACCTTATCAACAAACTTTTCGACCTCGCTGTCTTTCATATCCGAATTGAAATTATCCGACAGTCCAATCTTTTTCAGTAAACTTTTCTGTTCTGAATTAAACTGAGCAGTCATTACGATTTTTCTCCTTTCGGATTTTTGCTGTAATTACCAAAAAGAGCCTTATATGTCGTATCAACAATGCTTGCGGCAATTTCGCCTCTGTCAGGTAAAACGCAGGTGTCGGACGGAATATCCATAGCCTCAGCACCTTCAATTTCAAAGCATTTTTCACGTAATTCAGTCCATTTGTCAATATCCATATTTTTGATATCGGTTTCTGTGACTGAAAACTCCTTTTTCAAAAAATCCAACTGTTTATGAGATAAATTGAGCATAATTTTGTCTTGTCACTCTTCCTCATCATCAACGATTTCCAAAGGCTCAGTAAATTCACTTAAACATGAATTTATATCCGATACTGTAATATGTCTGCGTCCGTCGGGAATACTGAGAACCTTGTCACATAACTCATCATTGTTGATGCAGCACAGCATAACAGTGAATGCAAGCTTTTTGTCATCTGCATTTTCAATCAAGCCATTGAAAAGCTCAAAAACAGCAGCTTCTTTTTCTGAAAGAGGATTATTTTTTACCATCAACCAAGTTCTCCCTTCCGTGTGCAGGAACCATATGAGTTTTTCTTCTGAATCGGGCATTCCCTTAATCCAACACCTCAATCGAAGAAATGTCACTCTGCTGCACAATACCGGGTTCAATGTTATCATCAAGCCAAATGCAGGCTTCATCGCAGCCGCTGTCCCATTCCGACTGAAAAAGGATAACGTTTGCAGTTCTTTCCCTGCCGTCTTTTTCTACGAGCCTTACTTTATGACCGTTGCTGTTGAACATTGCTTCACTATCCATAAATTACTCCTCCGGACTTGTGGGGACGAGATGTGTTCCATTTTTTGAATAATGGATAACTCCTCTGTTTGTTTTGATTTTTTCGTGAGTTATAAGAGAACAGAAAACACCGAAATATTCATCGGCAGTTATCAACTCCTGATACTGACCGTCTTTAAGTTTCTGAACCTTGCCCGTCAGTGATTTGGAGTTGATTATTTCCTGCACTTTCATTTTGTTTACAGTTATGTAGCTTGGAAATTCACCGTTAACTATTCGCTTTTCATATGCCGGATTTCCAATAACGTGTCTGCTCTGCTTATCCTTATCAAGCTTCGTCGGAAGTTCTCCGCTTTCAATTTTGGCTTTGAGCTCTGTTTTCGCACTTGGCAGACTTCCGTTCATTTTGCCGTTTGGCAGCTGAATATATTTGCCTCTAACATCAATTATATCATCTTTTTCAGAATTGTCAACAGGCTCCGCCTTGACCGCTCCCTCACCCGAACCAAGGTCAACCATAGCGTTGGTGTTGGGAGTGTATATCTTGTTGGTAACGGGGTCAAGAAGCACATCATTAAGCCCCAGCTTGATAAAATTCACACCCAGTGGCGGGAGATCTTCCAGCGCCCTCACCTCGTCCAGCTGCATGAAGTTGTTTTTCAGCGCAACGGAATAAGCCGCATATCTGCTCCGGATATCGCCCCTGGTAAGCTCTCGGGTGTCAAAAGCGAAATATACATTGCCCTTTTCGCTTTCGAGAAGCAGGTCATTGTCAAACGCCGCTTCCATAACGTCCAGCACAGGCATTACGGCATTCTTTACTGTGTCCGCACTGAGTATGCCGTCAGATGTGCCGAAAAGCCTCAGTATCTCGCTGTTTATGGTCTGTATGTTCTGGTTTATCTGCATTTCCACGGACGTTGCGGATATCTCCTTGAAGTCAATTCCGGCATTCAGAAACATTACGCTTTCGGAATCCTCTGTGGAATACAGATTTCTCCATTTGCTCTTTATTTCGTCAATGACCTTCTGGTCAACTCTGCTTTCGGTTTTCAGAAAGCCTCTTTTGCTGCCGCCCTTCATCATCTGGGAGCGCTGGAACTTTATCATGCTGTACGCCGTATCAATTACAAGGGGACTGTCATCAATAATGCCCCTGCCCTTGCCGTAGCCGTCGGTATTTCGGAGTATTTTCAGCAGCTGATAAGGGTAAAAGCTCTTGCCCCTTATGTTGTAATTGTATTTTTTGTAAATGGGGTCTGTTGTGTTCTTTATTACGCCCACATCGCTGTAAGCTATGTAATAAATCCCCGTGGGCATACCCATTTTCCGCTCGATGTAAGCGTATCCTCCGCCGTTCAGCAGATAGTCCTTTACCCATGCGTAGCGCATTGCATCGGCGGTCAGAGTGTCGCCTGTGTCGCCGTTGAGAAGCGTGATACGTGGGTCGTCGGTTATCTCCTGGGGCTTGCCGTCCTCACCCTTGCGGTACATTCTTATGGGCAGCATAGCCACCGCTCCCGCTATCATGTTCACGCATCTTGCAACGGCAGGGACCTGCATAGCTGTGTCAGCAGTCACACGGCAGCCGCTGAGCGCCGCCGCCAGCAGTTCCGCTCCCGAACCGCCCTCCGATACCTTGGTCTCGGCTCTCTCTTCGGAAAAAGAACAATTTTCCACAGACTCAGGACTTTTCTTTCTGCCGAAAATCTTAAACGCCATTGTCAAAATCCCTCCTTATATCATATATCAATGCACTGGAAGACAAAATCATCTGCCAGCAGTTCGTTTTCCATAAGCATATACACGGCGTTTATCAGCGCCACCACCATATCCACCTTGCCCGCACTGCGCTTCTTGTTGACGTACATATTCATGTTGGTGTCATATGTGCAGCGGGCGTTCTCGAAGCTGTTTTCCAGAAGAGCATTTCTTTCATAGCGGAAGCTTCCGCCCAGTATGCTCTCTTTCAATAGCTTTGTAGCCGGGTGCAGAACACTTGAATGCTGCTTCACTATGGTGCATTCGATAGGATCATCCGCACTTTCCACCTTTTGCATCGAGGACAGCGCATTCATTCTGTCCCAGCCTGCACCCGCAACGGTCACGCCCAGAGTGCTTTCAAGGGTCAGGATATAGTTCTCCACAACAGCATAGTCAATGACCTCATCACCGCAGGCAATACAGTACCTTGCGGCAACGAATTTCTTGTAGTCAATGCCCTCTCTCGTGGATTTAAGCTCTATCTTGTCCGCAGGGATAAAGCCCATCACACGGGCAACAATAACGCCGTCATCATTTGTGACCATAGCAACGGCAGTGTTATCGTCCGTGAGTGAAAGGTCATTGCCCAGATATACCCGCCTGCCTCTCCACCAGCTGTCGTCAGGCTCAATGCGGCAGAGCTGTACCTTGTCAACAGCCACATAGCCCTCGGTTCCCACGGACTTGTAGCGGATATTGCAGTGCTTGCAGAGAAAATTCTCCCGCTTGTTTTCGTAAAGCACAGCCATCTGCCGCTTTTCAAAGAGATTATCGAGCATCTGAGGCTTTCCGTGCACCGCAGGATTTGCCTGATAGATAACATTATCGTTATGCTCCCAGTCGTTGATGATCTCGATGTCAGGCTCATACAGCAGCGCAAACACATTTGTACGCTCGATTATGCCGTCAAGAATTTTCTTGCTCAGATCTATCTGGTCAAGGAAATCATTGTTTTCATTGGGATATTGGGTAGATATGATAATGCCAAGCTTGTTGGGCAGAGTTATCTGCGATGAGGTCATAGCCTCTACGGGATAGCTGTCCATTGCGCCGTCCTCGTCCGCCAGAAAGGCGTTTGCAAGCTTGCCGTCCAGTCGGTCATTTGAGTACGCAAGGGGCGTATATTCGATGTCCGTAAGCTTGCAGGTTATCATATCCCGGTTTATTTTAAAATGCTTCACCAGAAGCGGAGAGACCTTGATAATTTTTCTTACCGCCAGTCTCAGCTCCGATGAAAGCTTATAGTCGGGTGCCACGGAAAAAAGCCGGGCGAACCTCGGCTCGGTCAGCATCAGAATAATGAATATGACCGCCGAAACAAATGTCTTGAAATTCTTGCGGGCAATTTCAAGGATAGCCGTGGAATAATACCGCCTGCCGTCCCTGCCCTCGGTGCACAGCACCGCAGCGATGAACAGCATCGCATAATCTTCCAGCCCCGTAAGCATAGGGCAGTTAAGGTCAGGGTGTACCATAAGGCGGAGAATGCCGCTTATCCGCTTGTATTCCGCCATGCTCACATACGCATCGGGGTTTCTTTCGTCCGCAATTTCAAGCCATTTTTCGCACTGCTTCTTTACGTATCGTCCGACCTTGCCGTCGGTCTCATTAACACAAAAAAGGGCGTATCTGTATGCCCTTGTATCGGTGATATTCAAGCAAAATACGCCCTCCTTTTTCACTCAAAAATACTGCTTTTCCTGTGCATAAACTCCCAGCATTCGTTGAGATATGCCTTTCCGCTGCCGTCCGACCTGCCGAGTATTTTTATCTTGCAGGCATCGGCAAGCAGGAGCTTGTAATCAAGGATATCAAGCTCGTTTATGCGGTCAAAGTCAAACCCCGTATGTTCCCTGACAATGCGTTCGCCGAATGTCAGCACAGGGAGCTTGGTCTCTTCCTCGTCGTGCTCAAAATCGGGCTTGTCGGGTATGCCGTAGATATCCGCAAAGTCCTCGCAGTAGTCGTTCACAGCCTTGATATAGCCGCTCACAAACTCCCGCAGGGACTGTATTGGCATATCCTCGGGGATCTCCGCCAGAAGATATGCCGCCCTTTTTATCTCCCTGCCGCTGCGGGCAATGTTGATAACGTCCCATGTGTGCTTTGAGCATACGGGAACATTGATAATGCCCACAGGCGGAAGAGTAACAGGAAAAACAGGCTTTTCAAACGGGGTTATTCCCCACTCGCAGTCCATACATGACCTGCCTTTGCATCGACCATAAGCATGAACTCGCCCGAATCATAAAAAGGCTCCAGGGCATATGCACACGCAAAGGGAGTTACGCTGTCCTGCTTCCATACAGCGTCAAAGCCGCTTGTGTTCTTGCCGATAACAACGACCACGGTATCGCCGTACTTCTTGTCATCGTGCTTGAATGCAACAACGTGAACAGTCTCGTCCATGTTGCCAAGGCCGCCAACAAAGGTAAAGCCGAAGCCCGACGTGGTATCTTTGGAGTGCTTTGCGGTGGGGTACTGCTTTGCGATAGTCTCGCCGTTTGCATTGAAGAGCTTGAAGTTTGATGTGCCCTTTTCATCGGAGATAACATCAATTTTCATCTCGCCCAGGTCTGACTTGTCGGAAAGGTTGGAAGTCTCCACCTTTACCTCGTAGCCGTCTTTAAGGTAGCCTATCTGGTTATCCTCAACCATAATGCCCGAAATAAACTTGATGACCGCAGCCGCTTCCTCCGGTGTGATGGCTTTGGTATCCGCAACCTTGGGAAATGTACTTGCGTCATAGTCGGCGCTGTAAACACGGCCCGAGCCGTAATAGGTCTTTTTGGTCATTGCCATAGATCATTCCTCCTCGATATGTTCTGTAATATCAAACACATACTGTGTGTAGAACAGATTGTTTGTGCTGTCGTAGCCCATGGTGCAGGAAAACTCGCCCGCTCCCGCTGCGGCAGCCTCGAATTTCTTTTCTCCCTCAAAATCGCCTTTCTGCTTGCTTTCACGGTAGAAAAACGTAATTTCAAGGGGATAATGGCGGTAAAATGCCATTTCGTCAGCACCGTCAAAGTCCTTTTTGGGAATGTTATAGGTGCCGAAGCGGTGCTCACCTGGAACAGCCCTGAAAGAGTGCCATTCCATGCGCCCGCATATTTTTTTGGCTTCCGCCAGTATCTCTTCAAAGGTCATTGACCGTCCTCCTCGGTGTATATCCGCTTTGCACGGAACTTTATCTCGCTGTGCCTGCTTCCCACATCATCGGCAGGGGAAATAAGCTCATATACCACGCCGCCCGATACAGCTCTGTACTGCATGGGTGTAATGCGCATAAGCGCAGGCTGATATCTGCACTGTATCGTTACCGTCAGCGCCGCCTCATAGCCTGCGTTGGCTATGAAAAACTCGTTTCCGCTAAGTCCGTTGATGTAGCCACGACAGGTGAGGTGGTCTTCCCATACATCGTTCACCGACCGCTGGAAGCATATCACAGCATTGAGCTGACCTGCCGTTATCATAGGTAATTCACCGCAATTCCGCCCAGTATCTGCTTTACCGTGGGATTTTCCCTGCCGTTGGCTATTTCGACAGAGCGGTTGTCGTACATATCAATGCACAGGCAGTTGAATGCGTGTATCACTTCGGGATAATCGTCCAGCCGTTCATCTGTAAGCCCCGTGTAGGTGCGTATGTAGCCCTTGGCAGCTTCCATAATGCTTTCGATAAGGCTGTCGTCAAGGTCGTAGTCAATGCGCATCGCAAGCTTTACGCTTGCCAGTGTTGCCTCGCTTAGTTTCATGGGCTTCCTCCTTTTCAGGCTCGACTTCGGAAATATATCCGCAGCGGAGAAGCTCGGAAGCCGCCGCCTCGGACAGCTCCCTTACCTCACCCTTGTACATACTTACCTTGCCTGCGAATGACACGTTTGCTGTGTACATCATCAGCCGCCTACCTTAGGACAGGAAGCGACGACATATGCGTCCTCGTTCACAGGCTGACCGTCAAGCCACATAATGGTCAGGATACCCTTCATGCCGTACTCAGCATACTTTTCGTTGAGTATCTGCATAGACATATCGGGGCTGAGATTTACCTTGTATGCCCTTGCAAAATCGCCGAAAAGGATAGGGTGCGCCTCGCTGCCCATATTGTCCATAGCTTCGGAAACCAGCACAGGCTTGCCGAGAATGGTGCCGACATAGCCGCTTGTAAGATCGTTCTGGTGGAAGATATAATGACCGTCGCCGTCTTTCAGCAGTCTTACAGCGCAGAGGGTGTCGTTGCTCATTATCCATGCTGCGTCCTGCTGATAGAAGCTTTTGAGGGAATGGAATATCTTCACGATCTCGTCAGCTGTGATGGCAGCGGCAGACGCAAGTGTGAACGCTGTACCTGACTTTACAAGTCCCTTGGGCTGGTCTGTACCTGTGCCCTTGATGATAGCGGTCTCAGCCTTTACAGCCATGTCACGCAGGGTCTGGTTCTCGACTTCTGTTGCAATGTCAAAGGCGTTCTGGTTGATGACTTCAAGGGAGAGCTTTGCCAGAGCAGTAAGCTTGTGGTGCTTTATCTCAATAGTCTTGAACTTTGCGGCGGAAGAGGTGATCTCCTCAATTTCACCTGTCCAGCCTGCGGATATCTTGTTGTCGTTGTCCGCTACGATCTGCTTGTAGGTGCCTGCGCTGTTTACCACAGATACACGGTTAACGATGCCCGAAAGCTCGGTGAACTTGTGAATAATGTCCTGCGAGAACTCTGAGGGGATAATGCTGCCTGTTGTGGAAGTGGTCATCTCTCCCGCTCTCAGCTCATTGCCTCTGATAAAATCGGATACGATATCCTTTGCGGCTCTCTTTTCCTCGCCGTCATCGGCGAGGAGATCTGAACCGCCGTCAAGGTCACAGCCTGTGTCGTTGACCTTCTGGGCACGCTTTTCAAGCTCAATGGAACGGTCAGTGTCTGCGATCTCCTTGTCAAGGGCTTCAAACTGTGCCGCCTCTTCGTCGGAGACCGCACGGTTCTCCTCCTTTGCCTTGCCGAGAATAGCGTTCATCTGTGCGGTGAGCTGTCCTCTCTTTTCGATAAGTGACTTTAAATTCATGCTTTTTTCCTCCTTGTTTTGGTCGTTTGGGTATAAAAAAGCCGCCTTGCAGTGCTGCTGTGCAGCCGACTGCAAAACGGTCATTTTGATTATTGGTATAATCGGTTTTTACTTGCTTTCTTTGAGATATTCCGCATATCTTCTGCGGTATTCGTTCAGGCTCATGCCGTTTGCTCCCTCAGGATAATCGGGTTCATCACGCTGAACGCCGTCATCTTCCCAGCCGCAAACGGGGCAGATCTCAAAACAGTTGTCTTCTTCAAAAGTGTGCTTTCCGCATACAGGACAAATTTCACCTTTCATTTTTGCACCTCCGTATCTTTGGCTTTTCGCCTTAGGTAATTATCGTTGGTCAAAGGTCGGCAAAATCTCATTCAAATTGCCCTTTTTCCGGATTCCATTTCGGTATGCCGATTATTGCATCTAAGTAGGCTGTGATCTCAGATGAATTAGCCTTTGGGTTGGCTTTTATATACTTAATGAGCTTGTCGGCAACGCTTTCACCCTCATCTCTTACTTCGAGCATTACTCCGTGCACGAAATCGGGATAAGTGTCGCATACTTTTTCCAAAAGAGCTTTTAATTCTGAGTTTTCATTCAT